AGTCATCCCCAGCCGCGTCAATGCGGCGTTTGCCGCTTCGGTCTGTGCGCCGGTCCTCGGCTGAATAATCTGCCCTGCGGAATCGATACCCGCAGGGCACTTCCTTCCACAAAATCCAATCTCAAGGAGTAATCCATGGCGGATCCGGTAATCACGAAGCGCGTGCGCGCGACCGTTGCGCGCGGCCGTACTCTGAGCGCCCCACACGAGACAAAAAAGCAGGTCATCGGATATTCTGATGATGGCAAACCAATCTATCGGCCGGCCATGGTGGATTTTGGACCGGGGCAGGAAGTCGAATTGCCGATGGACGAGATCACCGAACTGCGCGCCACTGGTTTTTTGATCGACCCGGCGCAGAAGCCAGTTCCGCTGGCCGAAGGTCCGCATTTTACCGAACGCGGGTCCGTCTCTACCGCAGTCTGACATCAGCGGTCGTTAAAAATCCCGTTCGGCCCGCCGGCCGGGGTTTGATGGAAGCCTATATGGCGCATCTTTTCGACGATGACGATGCGCGGCCATACGCATCGCGGCGATCTGATCCGACCGCCCCCGCGGCCCCATCTATTGCCGCGCAAGTGACCGATGGAGATGCTGTCATGATCCCAACAATTATCATCGTCGGGGCAGACAAGGGTGGCGTAGGCAAGACTATGACTTGCCGCGCACTGCTCGATTATCTGGGCGAGCGCAAACGCGCCTATCGCGCCTTCGATACGGAATTCCCGGCCGGAGATCTCAAGCGCTTCGCAACAGAATCACAACTCATCGACATCGGCCAGGTGCAGGCGCAAATGGCCGTCTTTGACGCGGTCGATAGCGAATGTCTCACGGTGCTCGATCTGCGCGGTGGTATGTTGACGCCGACGCTGCAGGCACTCGACGATGCCAAATTGTTCGACGACGTTCGCAATAACAAGATGCGGCTGATCCTGCTGCATGTGCTCGGCCCGACCATGGCCTCGATCGCCGAAATCGGCGAGGCCGCCAAACGCATCGGCGCCGGCTCGGCCCGCCATTTCGTCGTCAAGAATCACATCAATCAGACGCAATACTTCGATTGGGACGAACCATCGCGACAAGCGGCGTGGCAGCAAATGAACAACGTCACGATCAATGTTCCACAATTGGCTGAGATCGCCTGTGAAACGATGCAGAAACTTGGCGGATCGTTCAGCGCTTTCTGTGCGAATCAAACCCCGGCCGGCCCGCAATCGCCCGTCCTGCGTGGCCGGGTCCGCACCTGGTTGGAGATCGTCTGGCGCGAATTTGATCGCGTCGGTCTCGGTGAATTGACTGGTTCCTGAGACGACAATGGCCGCCAGCGCGCTTGCGTTTGCATCGCCGCCAGATTTTGGCAGCGTCACGGCGCCGTGGTGGAATGACCGAACAGTGTATCTGATTGGCGGCGGCCCGTCGCTCAGCGGATTTGCTCTCGATACCCTGTGCGGGCTCGGCCACTGCATCGGCATCAACCAATCCATGTTTGATATTCCGGTTGCTGCCGGCATATCGATCGATCAGCGGTTTATCTTGGAGAGGCACCAGGAGCTCGCGGAATTTGCCCAGACGACGCAGCTCTATCTGGCGCCGGGCGATCGCTTCTGCCGGACGGTCGATCCCGTAGCGGGTGCGATATATCTGCGCTCGGAGTTTATGCAGGGTCTTTCGACATCTCCAGATCTCTTGCACACTGGCGGAACGTCCGGCTATGCAGCGCTCAATCTCGCCGTGCTCAAGCGCGCCCGAAAAATCGTACTGCTCGGCTACGACTACGGTGTGATCGGCGGGCGGCATCACTATCATGATGATTACTTCTGGCATCGCCCCGAAGATCAAAGTTGGCAAAGTTGGGCGCGCCACTTCGACAGCGCCGCGATCCAATGCCGCGAGCTGGGGATTGAAGTGATCAACGCCAGCCCGCGCAGCGCCATTGAATGTTTTTCGAAAATGTTGATCGAGGAAGCGATGCAGTGGGGCGACAAATAATTCTGCGTGGCATGCATGGCCTCGGAGATTGCCTGCATCAACGATCTGTGATCCGGCAATTGCTGGCGAACGATTATGAAATATGGCTGCAGACGCCGTGGCCGAATGTCTATTACGATCTCGTCGGGCCTCGCCTTCATCTCGTCGCAGCTGAAAGTCGTTTGCGCACGCAAGCCAAGAATGAACTGGCACATCGAGAGCAGCTGACGACATCGCTTCCAAAAGGAATTGAAGAGCGGCGCGCATGGTATTCGCCGGAAGATGTTCGTAAGTATGGCTCCGTGCTCGCTGCTATGCTGGCAAATTGTGGTTGCGCACCGTCGCCGTTCGATTTCAGATTGCCAGTTCCGGAAAACTGGCAAGCCGCATTGAAATTGCGATTGCGGGTCTGGCCTAATAAACCGATCATGTTCTTTCGACCTTTGGTTGATCGCAAGGAATGGGGCGGCTGTTCCGCTCGCAATCCAGATCATATGACCTACGCGCAATTGTTCGCCGCGGTTCGTTCAAAGTTTTTTGTCATCAGCGTTGCCGATTTGATACCCAATCTGGAATGGCTGGTCGGCCCGCAACTAAAGGGTGACCTCGAATTCCACGCTGGTGAATTGACGTTCGAGGAACTTGCCGCGCTGGCGCAAATATCGGCATTGGTATTTTGCTCGCCGGGTTTTGCTACTATTCTCGCGCAAGCCGTCGAGACGCCGCTGATCACCGTCTTTGGCGGCTATGAAAATGCACGGTCGTTTTCGCTAGGGGCCAAACTGTCATCGATGCTTGGCGTCGATCCTATCAAGCCTTGCGAATGTTTCAGCCACAATCACGCCTGCGACAAACGCATCGATCTTTCCGTCGCTCTCCGTCAAGTCATGGAATATTCCGATGCGGCTGCCGCAGGTTTCCATTCAACCCGCCACCATCGATTGGACCGGATTGTCGCGCCGGTTCATGAATCCGAACGAATTGGAGACGCTGGTCACGCTGCTGCGCTCGGTTGACGATCTGCGTTGCATGATTGAATTCGGCGTCAACGAAGGGCGCACCGCCAAGGCGATCTTACGGGAAATTCCCGGCATTCAAAGTTATGTCGGCGTCGATGTCGCTGCCGGCTATATTCCGAGCAAGGTGGTGCAACGCAACGAAGTGCCGGCACAGCCCGGTCATTTGGCGGCGAGCGACAAACGGTTCTCTTTGATCGTTCGCCCGCGCGGCTCGCTCGATCTCACAGCCGAGGACTTACCGGCCGCCGATGCGGTCTTTATCGACGGCGATCATGGTCGCGAGGCGGTGATGTACGATACGGCATTGGCGCTTGCGATTGTGCGGCCGGGCGGAATCGTTCTCTGGCACGATTACCACGATCTGCGCGGTCGAGACGGGGTGCCGCTGGTGGATGTGGGCGCTGTACTGGACGAATTGCATGCCGATGGTCTATCGCTGTCGCACGTCGAGAATACTTGGTTGGCCTTTCATAAGGTGACCTGAGATGGGTATCTGGCAAGAGGTAGCAACCGCGGCTTCCGAATGCGTCGACGGCACGTTCGGCGAGATCATGCAGATCGTTCCGATGATCGCCGGCCGCTATTCGGCGCCGATCGCCGATCCCGATCGATCAATGCGCACTGTAACGGGTATCTATCGCGAGAAGCCGATCGACAAACAGATGCTCGATGAATCCCCCGGCATGGGGCGGTCCTTCGGCAGCGATCTAAAGGTCGAACAATTGTCGATCGACATCCAAACCTCGGCGCTTTGCGATAAGAACGGCGTGCTCAATCTGCCGCAGAAGGGTGACCGGATCATGCGCACAGAAATCGCCGGAACGCCGATGTTCGAAGTGACGGCGACCAAGCCCGACGGTGCCGTTCGCACTATTCTTTTTGTCGTCAAGGTTGCCGCATGAGCCTCGCCGTCGCCGCCATGCAGATATGCGCCGTCAAGGCGCTGGACGGCCAGGTGCAGGCCAAGGTGTTCGACAGCGCGGCCGATCCGCGCGATCTTGAAAATGCTCCACTGCCGATTGTCATCGTCTATTCGGCGCTCGGCCGGCGACGGGTCGAGGGCCGCGAATTATTTACTTCGCCGCATAAGGTCGATCTTGTTCTCGACTTGGGCGTGGCGCGGCAGGGCTCGCGCACAACGGGCGAGGGCGATGCCCAGGTAACAGTCGAGTTTCCGGCGACCGACAGCAGTTATGACATCGTTTTGCATACCCTCGATTATGAATGCGCGCGCATTCTGCTTCAGAGCGAGGCCCCGTGGGCCGATCTGTTCCGGCAGTTTGTCTGGAACTTTGCCCAGGACGAGGAAAGTGACTGGTCGCGCGGGCAATTGGCCGATAGCGGCGTGCGTCTGGCACTGATCCGGCAAGTCTATCGCATTGATGTGTTGGGTGATCCGATACCGGGGGCGCCGTTGACGAAAGTCTGGTCGGATTTCCTGGCGGCTATGGATGCCGATCCGGAATGTTCCGACATATCGAAATACTGGCGCGCCTTGATCACGTCGCCAACCGTGCCGGAATGGCAGCAGGAACAGGCTCAGCTCGGGCTGACGCTCGCTGCCATGTACGCATTGGGCCAGGCGCCGGTGTCGCGGACGACGGATGATCCGCTGCCGCTATCGACCGAGATCGATGTCAAACTTCCCGACGAGCCCTCGCAGATCATCGTCGATCCATCGCATGCGACGATCACCGAGGGCAGCAGCAGCCCGACGAAGATCGTCGAAAACAGCGCGGACTAGCCCATGTCGCCGCGGCTTTCCCAGGCCGAGAATCGCATTCGCGAGCTCGAATCGTTGAGCCAGCGTTTGATTTCCTGGCGCGCGACGCTCGAGGACCGTATGGATAAGCAGGTCCGTCACGGCAAGGTGACGGACGTCGATACGACCAAACAATTGGTGCGCATCGAGGTCGCCAGAAAAGACGGCACCAGCACGAAATCGGATTGGGTGCCTTATGCGCAGCATGCCGGCCCCGACGGGCAGGGCAGCGGGCAGGGTGAATACAAGTTTCACAACCCGCCGGTAGTTGGCCAGCAAATGACGCAGTTCTCGCCGAACGGGGACTTTCGCCAAGCTATTATTTTTCCATTCACTTGGCACGACAAGGCAGCGTCACCTTCGACCGCGACCGACACGAAGGTTCAGACTTACGGCAAGCAAAAGATAGAGCAGCAAAAGCAGCTTTGGCGAGGCACGGTCGACACTACTGTTAGAGAACAAAAACCCACTACAATAACGGATAACGTCACTCAAAGCGGCGTTAGTGGCGACGGTCAGGGTGCGGCGCCAAATATCTTGAACGCTCTTTCCGGCATGGTGACGCAGGCACAGTCATTGGTGACAGCGGGCGCCGGCCTGCCCGGCATCCAAGGCATCGGCTCGCAGATCGCTGGGATGGCTTCGCAGATCACATCAGCCGGCGGGTCAACGGCAATCGCGTCATCTATTACGGCGCTTGGGACATCGATGGCTTCGAGTTTGATGGGAGGCATGTCCGGGCTTCTTTCTGGTTTAATGAGTCATCTTTCCAGTTTGACTTCGATGTTAAATCCAGGCGGGATGCTTTCGCAGGCTTTGCATTCTCACATCATCGACGCGGCCAACGGTATCTTGCATTCGGCATTTCAGGGCAAGCATACCGTAAAACTCGGCAGTGACGGCGTGAGTGTGACATCGATTGCGAAAGTTACTTCGACTGCACCGCAAATTCCGCATAACGGCCAAGTCTATAATTCAGACAACACCTATACCACCGGGTCCGATCTGGCTGCTGCGTTTCCGCTCATTTCTGATGCGCGCCTCAAGAGCAATATCAACGATCATCCGTCCGTACTCGACAAGATCATGTCGCTGCAGCTCAAGACGTTCGACGTTAAAAAGGTTGATTGGCAAGCTGGAGAAATTCATTCCGATCCGCCGCGCTCTTCTCTTGGTTTGCTGGCGCAGGACGTGCAAGCGCTGTTTCCCGAAATTGTGCATGGCGACAAGTTTTTGGCGATCGAAGAAAGCAAAATCGGCGTGTTGCTAATGGCCGCGTTTCAGGAATTTGTCATAGAAACACGCGAAGCAATTACCAAAATCAAAGCGATCTGATTTAGAGGGTTTCACAAAGTGTCAGACCGTTTTCCCGACGCCACACTGGCGCTGTCGCTGTTGCCCGCGCCTGCGGTCATTGAGCCGGTCAGTTATGAGGCGATCCGCACCGCGCGGCTCGCCGACCTGGTGGCGCGGCTGCAAGCGGCTGGCATCGCCTATAATGTGCAGATGCTGGAAACCGACCCCGGCGTCGTCCTGCAGGAGGAAGCAGCCTATCGCGAGATCTTGAATCTCGCAGCCATCAATGACGCCGCCCGCGCGGTCATGATCCTCTATTCGCAAGGCTCCGACCAGGATGTGCTCTATGCGCTGCTCGGCATCCGCCGCCTGACGATCACGGCGGCGGACCCGACGACCATGCCACCCACGCTGAAGGTGATGGAAGACAACGAAAGCTTCCGTGCCCGCGCACAGATCGCGCTGGAGGGAACCGCGCCCGGTCTGACCGGCGGCGGCTATGCGCACATTGCTTTGCGCGCCTCCGCCGAGGTGCGCCGCGTCGCGCTGATCCGCTCACCGGGCGGCGTAGTCAGTGTCGTGCTGCAGGGACGCATCAATGCCGACGGCAGCGTCTCCTCGGCTGCTGTGCAGGCGGTCGCCGCGGCGCTCAATGACGATTGGAGTGATGACGCTTCGACCGGCAGCCAGTTGACCGATGTGCCGATGGTGAGCTCGGCGGTGCCTAAGCCTTATGACATCGTGGCGCGCGCCATCGTGCCGCTCGGGCCTTCGATCGCCGTGGTGCGATCCACCTCGATCGCCGCACTGGCCGCCGCTGCGGCGTCCTTGCAACTGATCGGCAACACGGTGCCGACCGATGCCTTGATCGCCGCCGGAAGGTTGGAGCCGATGACCAAGTTCTATCTCGATTCTCCGGCGGCCGATGTGGTCTGTGCGGCCAATGAAACGCCCTATGCGCGGTCGATCTCGGTGACGGTCACCAATGGTTGAAACATCGCTGTTACCGCGGCGCAATGCGACACCCTGGGAGCTGGTGCAATCGAATACCGACGCCGCGCGCTGGCCGCTGCCGGTACATCTTGTCAAGGACGTGTGGAATCCGGCGACCTGCCCGCTCGATCTGTTGCCTTATCTGGCCGCCGGTCTCGGTCTGGAAATCTGGCATGATGATTGGAATGAAGCGAAAAAGCGCGCCATCGTCGCCGATATCTGGCAACTCAAGCGCAATAAGACCAAGCTTAAGGGGTTGATCGAATACGCCGCGCTGGAAGGTGCTGGAGTCGTCAAGGCGGTTCGACCTCGCGACAAGGTTTTTGCCGTCGATCCATGGAGCGCCAGCGAGCGCGCCGCGATCGAAGCGGGGATGCCACAGATCCATATTTTCCCGGCGGCGCCTGATTTTGCCGTCGAGGAAGGCATGGCGTTTCTCGGCGTCGCGGCCTTCGGTTATAATTTTGTGCTGGCGCCATCGGATGCGTCCTTGCGCTTTTCCGAGCGCGGCGTTTTTGTCGACGGTACCACCTCAACGCGCTGCACGGTCACCGGTCTGCAAGGCATTGCCAGCGTTTCGACGGTTATCGCGCTGGCAACACCGACAAGTGTGGCGCGGTTTTTCTTGGATAAAGCACTGGAGACCGGCGCACTATTCGACAACGACGCGAATATGCGCGTTATTACGATCACGCCAGACCAAAGCGCGCTGTCCTTTGCCGTGCCGTCCGGCGTTGTGCCGTCGACAGTGCGTCCGCTGCCGAAAGCGGATGATGTGCCGGCACCCTGCGACATGGCTTTCAGCTACCGTTTTGCGCTTGGGTTTCTTTCGACGCTCTATCCCGACGACGCTGCCGCGCACAGCTACGACAGCTTGACGCTGTTCGACGCGACGCGGATCAAAAACCCGGGCGCGGCAGTATCATTCTGGGGCTGGTCGAGTTTCGGCTGCGAACCGTTCACGGCGGAACTGACCCTCGATATTTTGCTCGCCGGTGTGGCGTGGCCTTTCCCGGGGCCGCTCGGGTTGGCAGCTACCGTCGAACCCGATCTCTCGCCATTTTGGGATTCTCTTTCCGCACTGCGCGTGGCACAGGCCGAGCGCGATACGGTCTATGTGTCGACCCTGCTTTACGAGCCGATCACCTTCAACAGCGGTTTTCTGTTCGGACAATTCAACTTTGGCGATCTGAGAAAGGTAGCCTGACGTGGAAACGAAACGCAACTTCTCGAACTATCAACAGGTCTCTCCCTCGGACCTCAACGCGATGCAGTCGGATGCCGAGACCAGCATCGACGACATCGTTTTCGATACGCTGATCCCCGGCCGCGGCTATTCCGGCTTCACCATCGCCAAGACCGGTCCGGCGCAGATTACGCTTCAGGCTGGCCGAGTCTACATCAACGGCAAGGTCTATGCGCTCACTACAACGACGCAATATGACCTCATCTCGCTGTTGCCGGTGGCGACCAAACGTATAGTCCTGGTCTATGTCTACGGCAGCGAGCAGGACAGCAATATCACGGCGGTCAACTTCCTCTCGCCCACGGACTCGACCCCAACCAATCCGGTCTACCGGCCGCAGACGATCGCGCTCGATCATGTGAGGGTTGCCAATATCGGCAA